GCTAAGCCGCATGGATGACGCCGACGCTGGAGCAAACACCATGCAGATACCATTTCGGTTTTACCCGTGTTTGGCTGCTGGGCTTGCGTATTATTTGGCTTTAAAAAGAGCGCCTGAAAAGGTTGCTATGCTCAAGGGCTTGTACGAAGAAGAGTTTCAACGCGCACTCAGTCAAGATGAAGACAGGGCGTCTTTCCGCATAGCCCCAGACCTTAGAAATTACAACTCAGCGTAATGGCTTTTGCATCCAACCATCGAGCATACGGGATCTGTGATATCACAGGGTTTCGTTATCGCCTGAAAGACATGAAGATGACGTGGGATGGTTTTTTGGTTGGCCCAGATCAGTGGTCGCCCAAGCATCCTCAGCTCATGCCCAAGCCTGTACCCGCAGATCCACAGGCTTTGCAGGTGTCTAGGCCAGACCAAGCTGCCGATGGCAACGACAACAATTTTTTTACCGTTTACACCAATGTTGGCAATGGTATTTTAGGCACAACTTTGCAAACTTTTGGACTAACGTGTAGTGTTGGCACTGTGGAGGTAACCACGTCATGAGTTTTACATTGGCAACGCTGAAAACAGCGGTTCAAGATTATTTGCAGGTTTCAGAAACCACGTTTACGAGCCAGCTCAACACGTTCATTCAAGAGTCGGAAAGCCGCATCTTCAAGATGGTGCAGCTTCCTGAGCAGCGTAAGAACGTGCAAGGCACGGCCTCATCAGGCAATCGGTTTCTGGCAACGCCAAGTGATTTTTTTGCACCGTTTTCGCTTGCCATAATTGATGGTAACAACAAGTACATTTATCTTGATTTCAAGCACCCGTCTTTTTTGAAAGAGTACAGCCCTACATCTACAGTCACTGGTCAGCCAAAGTATTACTCTTTGTTTGATGAGTCGGCCTTTGAGATGTCGCCTGTACCCAACTCAAACTACACGGTTGAGCTTCACTATCTGCACAAGCCTGCGTCCCTGACGGTAGGCTCAGACAGTGGAACCACTGTGCTTTCAACTGATCACCCTGACGCGCTGCTTTACGGCACGTTGATTGAGGGTGCGATTTTCCTTAAAGAAACCCCTGACGTAATTGCCAATTTTGAAGCGCGGTTCAAGGAAGCTGTCTCTCGGATGAAGAATCTGAGTGAAGGCCGAAACACCCGCGATGAATTCAGATATGACTTATTGCGTACAGGGGTGACCTAATTGGAACCAATCAAAGAGCTTGAAGGCAAAAGAATAGCAATCATCGGTCTGGGAGCCTCTCAGATCGACTATGTAATCGGTAAAGAAAACAGCGAAGAGTGGGATGAGGTCTGGGTTATCAACTCGGCCTTATCGGTTTTTGAGTGTGACCGAGTGTTTATGCTCGACCCAGCCAGTAGGTTTTTGGATACAGATGATGCAGGTAACCAGACTGGCGTTATGCGTAAGCTTCTGCCTACATTTGACAAGCCGATCTATACTTGCGAGCTAGACGAGCGCGTACCTGCGCTGACTGTGTTTCCTATAGAAGAGGTCATCAAAGACCAACGCTGCGCCTACTTAAATACTACTGTTGCCTACTCACTGGCTTTTGCAGCCTACAACAAAGTCGGTCAGGTAGACCTGTTTGGCATGGACTTTAGCTACAAAAACAACCTGCACTTTGCGGAAGCTGGCAGAGCGTGTCTTGAGTTTTGGATATGCAAGCTCATTTCTATAGGCGTCAAGGTAGGCGTTAGCCCAAGGTCTTCATTGCTGGATCAAAACGTCGATCTTGAAGAGAGGCTGTATGGCTTCCACAGGCTGGCTAACCCAAAGATTGCTATGCCAGACCCGCAGGGTGAGTGGGTTGTGTGCAATCGATCCGAGCTTGCCAGCATGGTTAAGAAGCACAACCTAGAAACCATTGAGCTGCCACGCTCACCAGAGCCGTATAAGGGATAGTCATGGGTGAACAAGGAAATATTGAGCTTGGCAACGTCATGGTTTTTACCACTGACAATGAAGGCCACCCTCCTGAGTTTTGGGCGGAGCAGATCACAAACAAGATTGTATCTGTGTCAGAGAACGCGGAGCCGCACGTCAGGCAGCAAGCGTTGGCTTTCAGAAAGTATATTTATGACGTAATATTGAGCGGAATTCGTAATGCAATTACCTCGGATCGTGTCACAATTAGGGGTAAGCTTAGTGCTCAGGGCCATGAGGACATGGCTAACATCATAAAGGAGCTTTGACATGGCTATCACATCTGCAATTTGTTCGTCATTCAAGCAGGAAGTGCTTGTTGGCACTCACAACTTTACAGCGACAAGCGGCAACAGCTTTAAGCTTGCGCTTTACACGTCTAGCGCAACATTGGGCGCGGCTACTACGGCCTTCACTACAACAGGTCAAGCCAGCGGCACAAACTACACCAGTGGTGGCAGCGCACTAACCAACGTGACGCCTGTCCTTAGCGGCACGACTGCTGTATGCGATTTTGCAGACCTGACTTTTGGAACAGCAACAGTCACTGCGAGAGGCTGCATGATCTATAACGACACAAACAGCGACAAGGCGGTTGCTATCATCGACTTTGGTGGTGATAAGACATCTACTGCTGGCAACTTCACTGTTGTTTTTCCAAGCCCAACAGCGACTGGCGCAATCATTCGGTTGGCCTAATGCCAAATGCCATTATCAAGGATAGATTTTCAGCCGGGAATCAATAAAGAAGAAACCGACTTAGCCGCCAAAGGCGGATGGGTAGACGGAAACCTTATTCGATTCCGAAAGGGTCGCCCAGAGAAAGTGGGCGGATGGTACAAGCGTGGAACTCAATCATTTCTTGGGTCGTGCCGCGCACTGCATAGCTGGATATCTTTGGCGGGAACTCGCTACCTTGGCTTAGGCACCACGGTTAAATACTACATCGAGGAAGGCGACAGGTATTACGACGTAACGCCGATACGAAAGACCTCGACCAACAGCATCACCTTTGCGGCTACTGACGGTTCATCGACCATCACTGTTACGGACTCAAGCAACGGGTCTGTAACCAACGACTTTGTTACTTTTTCAGGCGCGGTTAGCCTTGGTGGGTTGATCACGGCTGATGTTTTAAATCAAGAATATCAAATACTGCTGGTGACTGGCACAAACACCTACACCATCACCGCAAAAGACACAGACGGCGCAACTGTCACAGCCAACTCTTCTGACACGGGCAATGGCGGATCAGGCGTTGACGGCTCGTATCAGATAAATGTTGGGCTAGACACCTACGTTCAAGGGTCTGGCTGGGGTCTTGGCACTTGGGGCGCTGGTGGATACGGATCTGCATCAGCCATTAGCGCAGTGAACCAGCTCAGGCTTTGGACTCATGACAACTTTGGCGAGAACCTTATTATCAACCCGCGTGGAGCTGGAATCTTTAGATGGCTTGAGAATGGCGGGACTTCAGAGCCAGCAGTTTTGCTTTCAGGCGTAACAGGCGCAAATTTAGTCCCAACCCTTGGTTTGCAGGTCATAACCTCCGAAACCGACAGGCACCTTATTGTGCTTGGCGCTGACCCAATAGTGAACAATGCTCGCTCTGGCGCTATCGACCCAATGCTTGTGGCGTTTAGTACGTCCGAAGACGAGCTTCAGTTTGAGCCTTTGGCAACCAACAGCGCAGGCTCTGTGAGATTGTCTAGCGGATCATTCATTGTTGGTGGCATGAAGTCGCGCCAAGAAATACTGATCTGGACAGACACCAGCCTGTATTCGATGAGCTTTATCGGGCCTCCGCTTACCTTTGCAATAAACCTAGTCAACGAAGGCTCTGGCATTGTTGGCCCGAAGGCTGCTGTGAACGCACCAAACGGCGTTTACTTTGCAAGCAAGACAGGGTTTTACTTTTACGCTGGATCTGTACAGAAGCTTCCTTGCACGGTGCAAGAGTATGTCTTTGAAGACCTCGATCTGGGTCAGGCGTTCAAGTGCTTTATGGGGCTGAACTCAGAGTTTGGTGAGATGTGGTTCTTCTACCCAAGCCTTACAGATGGCACTGGCGAGATAAGCCGATACGTTATCTACAACTACGAAGAGAACACATGGTCTGTCGGGTCTTTGATTCGATACTCGTGGATCGATGCTGGCATTGAAGATCAGCCTATGGCGGCTGGCTTAACGAGTAGCGAAAACTGCATATTCAACCACGAGACTGGGTTTGATGATTACAACCAGCCCATGACTGGTGTTTTCATTGAGTCAGCGGACATTGACATATCTGACGGCGAAAACTTTGCTTTCGTGAAACGAATGATTCCTGACGTTGCGTTTATTAAAGACGCCACCGTCAGCAACACCCCCGCTATGAATATTGTGCTGAAGCGTCGAGACTTCCCCGGCCAGTCTTTGACCACTGACTCCACTACTCAGGTGACTGAAAGCTCTACGTTCAACAGCCTGAGAAGCCGAGCGCGTCAGGTGGTTTTGCGGTTTGAGTCTGATGATGACGCATCAAGCGGCGATCAGGTTGGTTACAAGTGGAGGCTTGGTGCCACAAGGCTAGACCTTCAGCAAAGCGGCAGGCGCTAGATGAGCCGCCTTTTAGAGACAAGGCTTCCTTCCGCCCAAGGCGACAAGGTCGAGTCTGGCACGTTTAACCGACTGGTTCGTGTGCTTGAGCTGAACCTTGGAAGCGTAGACATAACAATATCCCCGCATTTCAATGCAACTGAAATCAGTACGCTTCAGTTTGCAACAGGTGCTATTATCTTCAATACTACGACAGAGATACATCAGGCGTTTGATGGCACTACGTTTAGGGATTTGTATAGCCATCAAACCTACCCAACAGGCCAGTCTGCCACCTTTGGCTTAGGGTCTGTAACAGTGAGTACACCGTAATGGATGCAATGCTTCAGAGTCGAATTCAAAACCTCATTGGCGGTGACATGCCTGTTCAGATGGCTGAGGGCGGGATGGTAGAAGACCCATTGACTCAAGAAGAGTCAATGGAGTACACCACAGCGATTCAAGAACCAGTAGATAAAGATGCTGACATAAGGCAAGCCATAGAAGAACTCATGGTGGTTCGTGATAACGCCGAAGACCCTTTTGAGGCTAAAAAAGCAGAGCATTTGATGGAGGCTGCTTTAATTAGCCGAGACGCGCCTTTGTCTGATGCAGCTTTGCAGGTTTCACAGGCGGGTCGAGGAGGCGATTCAACTATCGCGCATTTAACTGCTGGCGAAGTTGTTTTGCCTGCCGAAATGATGGAAGACCCTAGATTTGAGTCAGCAGTAGAAAACAGGTTTCAAGAAATAGGACTCAACCCAGAAGAATACGTTGTCGGCTTGGGCATAGCTTCGTTAAATCCACAAACCGGGTTAGAAGAATTTTTCCTTAAAAAAATTGCTAAATTTGGCAAAAAAGTATTTAACAAGGTTGTTAGGCCCGTAGCAAAAGTTGCTCAATTTGTCCCCGGCCCTTGGCAAGCTCCAGCAGCATTGATTGCAAAAGCCGATACGGTTTATAAGGTGGCGACAGGCGAGGCCAGTCCCCTAGCCTTAGCCACTTTAGCCACAGGCCCGAAAATATTTGGAGACAGTGGCGCTATTGCAAATATTACCAAAGCTGGCGGCGGAGAAGGTTTCTTCAAAGGGCTGGGAAGTCTTGCTGGACAAACGCCGGGTGCCTTTAAAGATCTAGTAACGAATCTTCCAAGCAACCTGCAAAGCGGTGTTGGTAGCCTATTTAGAGATCCAAGCGGAACCGTAAGAAGCGTCATGAGCGGCGCTGGGCTTCCCGGTGGGCAGGGTGTTTTTGGT